AACAACAGAATCAACAACAGAATCAACAACAGAATCAATACAATCAACAGATGCCACCAGTACAAAGACAACAACAAGTTTCAATTCAACAACAGATGCAATACAATCAACCAATGCAACAAATGCAATCAGTTCCAAATCAGCAACAAATGCAAAGAAATCCACAAATGCCACCCGTTCAAAGACAACAAACAAATCAAAACAATCAACAAATGCAACACCATTTTTTCCCGATAACCCCCTCAGACGTGGAGGGGGGAGAAATTAAATACGTTCCTATTGCGAATGAAATTTTAAATAATGGAAAATATGATAGATTGAGACTATTATCTTCATCAGATGTCGAAGTAATTCTTAAAATAATGAAAAAATATTTAGAAAAACAAAATCCACAATCAAAAAACGAACCAGAAACTACACCAACTAAAATAGAACAAATAAATGTTGAAAATGAACCACAAATAATAGTACATGATATTGTAGTTAAAAAAATAATATCAAAACAAGATGAAAATATAGAAAATTCAAATCAAGATAAACAAATTATTGATGAAAAACAATTAGATAAAATACAGAAAGAAATTAATGATGAAATAATTAAAAATTCTGTGAATAATTTAATAATAATAAATGATGAAGAATATAATATTGATGAATATGTTGAGCCTGACCATTATAATGATTTAATGATTTCTCTAAATCATCCTGTATACAATGTAACTGGAATACAGATACAAAATTGTGAAATTGTTAGAAATGTTAACAACATCAATAATTATAATAATATGTTGATGTTGAATTATGATGGTAATAATATATCAATAAAAATTTCACCTGACAATTATGAAATTGAAACATTAATTAAAGAAATTAATAATTTATTCCTACAAAACAATATTGAAATAAATTGTCAATTGCGAAGTGATAAACATGTAATACTACAATCAAATAAGGATTTTATACTCGATAATAAAGAACATAGTATTCTCACTATATTAGGATATGTTGATGAAGTGTACTCCGGAAATACTGAATATATTTCCGACAATAAATATTTACTGGAAACAAATACAACACCGGTATTACAATTAATATATAATGGTAGAAAGAAGTTATTATGTAATTATGAAATTACTTCTGATATATCAGAAATGAAAATGTTCAATGAACCAATTGAACAATTAGAAAAACTTATAATTCGAATAATACAAAAAGATAATATATTATACGATTTAGGTGGAATAGCTCCTAAATTAACTATGAAATTTATACAAAAAGATTAAAATCATTTATTTCTAAAATATGCTGTACGACAAAGTTGTATTTCTTCATCAGACACTCTGTGTTTCATGAGTTCATCAAAAGTTTCTCCATCTAATAAACGAAGAATAAAACTAACAGAATATACTCCACATTCTGAATTACCACGTTGATGTTGTTTTTTATTATATCGTAAATCAATATCATGTTTAATTGGTTTTTGACATTCATCAACTTTAGTTTTCATATAACTACAGAATTCAACAGGTTCAGTTGACTCTAAAAATTTTTTAATGCGATCCATTAAAACAACAAATTCCTCAGATGGTGGTTCCCCGACAGAATCAATGTAATATATTTGTTTCTTCATTAAATCAGTGAACATTGAAACCCAGTGAGAACCAGATTCATCATGAGTATCTAAATTAAAAATAAAACCAATACGATATATTCCTTGTTTAAGAAGAGCTTCGAAATTCATTGATGGAATACCGGTAGATGGTAACTGATCGAAATCTCTAGGATGTGCTCCCATAAATTTAAAATCGGGATAGACTAATTCATATTGTCTAAAAATATCATTAATATTATAAGTATTTAACCAATCTCTACTATTTTTTGGTCCAACAGGTTTGAAAGTAAAACCGTGTAATTGTTTTGTTTTTTGTTCATTGCTTAATTTTTTAAAAAATGGTAAGGTTAACCAACATTTTTGAGAATTACATTTGTAATTCTTCATTTTCTCCTTTAATATATTAACTAAATGTTTTTTGTATGTTATAGGATTTGTTTTTCTCATATTAATAATACTTTTAAGATCAATCTTATTCTGATGTTCTGAATTATATATTTTAACCATATCTTCCAATAATTCCAATGTAATACATGAACCTCCCAAGAAATTTACACCTGGAGCACATATTGTTTCACTTATTTCCGATGTTTCTCTATCTGCCATTATCTATATAATTACTACTCAAATTAATTTTATTAATTTGAAAAATAAATATTTAAATATTTTTAATGAATTGCGACTCAAATGATATTTTTTTATGTAAAACAAATAATATGGAAAGTAATATTGTCGGAATAATAGGTTGTGGTTTTATTGGCATGTCATTAATTAATTGTTTTTGTCAAGGTTATCAATGTATTGGTTATGATATTAATAAACAAAGAATTAAAGATATTGAAAAACAATATTGTCATAATAATGTTAAATTTACTTCTGATATTAAACATCTTTCACAATGTAAATTATTTTTAATTAGTGTTCCAACTCCATTAAAAAATAATAATACAGAAGCAGATTTGAGTTATGTTGAACAATCATTGTTGGAATTGGAAAATATCGTTATCAAAGGTTCGACAATTGTTATTGAAAGTTCTGTTGCAATAGGAACAACCGAAAAATTATTAAAGAAATTCAGAGACAAAGATATTTTTTGCGGATTTTCACCTGAACGTGTTGATCCGGGTAGAACATCTCCGAAAGATAATGAAATTGCAAAAATTATTTCCGGATTGGACGATGAAAGTTTAGAAGTAATTAATAAATGGTATTCTAAAGTTTATCAAAAAATAGTTCCAGTTTCCAATACAAGAACTGCTGAAATGTGTAAATTATATGAAAATTGTTTTAGAATGATTAACATTAATTATGTCAATGAAATAAATGATGCATGTATTGAGTTAGATATAAATCCAATTGAAATGATTAATGCATCAGCGACAAAACCATTTGGGTTCATGCCTTTTTATCCGGGTCTTTTTGTTGGAGGAACATGTATCGGTATTAATCCATATTATTTAAAAATGACAAGTCCTAATATCAAAAGTTTATACGATGCGACAAATAATATGGAAGAACGACCAACGCAAAAAGCATATGAATATCTTTATAAATATCATCCTAAAAATGTTTTAATAATTGGTTTGGGATTTAAAAGAGGACAAACTAATACAACAGGAAGTGGTTCATTTCCTTTTGCAAGAACATTAATTCAAAATAATGTTAATGTACATTATTATGATCCATTAGTTGAAAGTGATTTATGTCCTAAAATGCCATTAGATAATTGGACAACAGAAAAATTAGAATTAGAATATGATTTAATTGTTGTATGTATTAAACAAATAAATATAGATTATCAAATATTAGATAATGTAAAAAAAATTAAAGTGATAGATTTTTCATCTGGTCGATACTAATTTATTCACAAACTATAAAACCATCAAAATCGTTGTCTTTATTATTTACATCATCAGTTTCTTCTTCTTGAATAGTCATTTCTTTTTCAATTGATGATAAAATTTTCTTGTATTTTTTATTTTTATTATCATAAAGTTTTTCAACGACTTCCATCATTTTTTCATTTAGTTTTTTGTAATGGTCGTGATGCATGTCTTTCTCCATAAATTTAATATAATCCATAAATATTTTCTTTTGTTGTTCATTCTTACGTAAGAATGAAACGTATTTCCACACTTTTTTCAAAACTGGATAATATTTTTCAAACCATTTATTATCTTTCTTAACAGTCACTGAACGACATTCAACAACTCTCCAATAGATAACGCGGTCAACTAAATAAGTTTCTAGTTCTTTATTTTTCTTTCGATACGTTGCTATTTCTTCCGAAACCCATTGATCACAATCATGTGGAGTCATTTCAATCTTTGGAGGATAGATGAATTTAGTATGGTTATAAATCACATTTAATTTACCTTTACCATCAACATCTCCAAATGGAACAAGTTGAATCATTACACCCTTTTCAAATCCTGTTGATTTTGAACGAAATGGTTCAGTTGGATCTGTATCATCTAGAAATGTTTGTCTATCAGCATATTCTTTAATATTACATTGGAAGAAATCACATTCATCCAAGTTACAACATTGCATTTGTATTTGCGGTTGTGGATAGTAATAAATTGGAATAATATCAAAAATATTATTACTTGTCATATTAATTTTTCTTGTATCAACATTTTTAATTTCCAACATACGACCAACTAAATTTGTTTTATGAATTTTATCAAGTTTATGAACATCGACAATACCATCTGGAGATGCTCCAATGAATCCACATTCATGTTCGATACAACCATATTCATGAACTATTACATTCATGCGATATTCATAAACCATTGTTGATATAGATTCAAATTTTTTTCCATGATATGCTGGTTTTTCACCTAAGAATGGTAACGCTATGAATTTCGATAAAATGAATCTATATTGAGGTTCATGGTCATTAAGTCCAATCGCACTAGCAATAGCTGATGCAGTAATCATTGTATCTCGTTGTTTATACCATTCTTTACTTCTTTGAACTGGTATCTTAATCTGTTTTAATTGTTCGATGATGTTTGTTCTCCGTTCAGTATCTTCATCCATCTTATCATCCAGTTGAATTCCATGAACCCATGATTTACTATTTGGAGGACAATTGAAATAACGTTCGACACTATATTCTACAGTTGGTTCAACGGGTAATATATATTTATTAGTTTTGGTTGTTTTCTTTTTGGTATCAGATGTTTTCTTTTCTTTTAAAGTTAACATTTAATTTAATGATAATAACCGATATAAACTTTATATGTATTTAAAATATCATTTTTTTAGATATTTTCAATATTTGGAATTTTTACTAAATAAATAAAAAATTACTTAACAATTTTAACTAGATCTCTATAAGTCATTAGACGAGAACGACAACAATAACGATCTTGAAGAATTATTAAACTAGTAATTAATTTAATTTTTTCTTCTTCTTTTTGTTGATGGGTTAAATGTGGATTGTCGCATATTTTAATGATTCCTTCTTCATATGGAATCATCTTATCAGCTAGTAGTCTATTGCAAGTTGGACAAACAAGATATAGCATTAATAATATATTATAACTTATTTTTTTATATTTTAAAGATTTAAAATTTCAATTTTCACGAAAAAATGAAATTTACAAAGCATAAGAGACTTTTATTAGTAATTTACAATATAAGTGAATAAATTCAATATGAAGAATAATAAAAACATACATTGTAATATATGTCAAAAATACAATTTAGAAACAAATAAATGCATATGTAAAGGAATTAAAATAATATCAATGTTATGTAAAACATATATTGATAAATTAAATAATTTGAAATCTATCACATACAATAAAACATCAATCAATTATAAAAGTATTGATGCTTTCCAAATATCTGATAGACAATCAAATGATAAAAATAATAAAATTCGTGAAAATATTATTGGAGCTATAATAAATAATAAAATTCCAAAAGAATATTTTATAATAAGTAATAGATGGAAAAAACTAAAAGAAGGAATTTTGAATGTTCTCATAACATTAAATTACAAGAAAATAAAACATTCTGAGTGTGAACACAAAGGAGGAAGAAAATTTAACTTTGATTTCGAAATTACTATTTATTATGAAGATAGAAGTATTAAAAAATATAATATTGAATTTAAATTTAATATTTCTGAATTAAATAATGCTCCACAATTTGTATCACCTATGAATCCGAGTCAATATTTAGATAAATCATTTGAAGAATATTATTATGAAAAATATTTACCAAACATAGCGAAATGTGCCGATTTACCAATGCCAGAAAAAGAAGACTATTTGAAGCAAATACATGGAAATAAACCAAAATGTATGAAAAAATATCAAGAAAAATATTATCAAGGCTGTAAATCGAGCAGTAAATTTACAAATAATGAAAATGATATTGATTTTTATAATTTATGTAAAGCTGTTTCTAATAAAAGCATATCTCAATTCATTAAAAATTCAGAACTTAATTTGGAAAAACTTTCCGAATATTTACAAAATACGCAGAAAAATAAAATATACATGATGTATTGTAATAATGAATTCAAAATACAATATGTTAATTTGGAAAATTATCAAATTAAAAATGTCGTTAATAATCCTGATAAATTTAGATATGAATGTGAAACAAAAAGTGGAATCGAAATAACAGTATTATTGAGATGGAAAAATGGAAATGGAATTGCCTTTCCAGCTTTTCAAATATCTTGATAAATTGGTAAAATATAATTCATTTCGGTTGTATTAATAGCATTATTTCCGAAATATAATTTTATAAATTCCAAAGTTCTTTCATCATTCAGTGATGAAATAATTTTTTGATATAATTTCATTAATTCTTCTGGTGATATAGTTTTTTTATAAGTAATACAAATCAAATGATTTTCAATTAAATAATTAAAATCTCCATCAATTAAACAGTAATCGAATTTATATTCACCCACACCATATCCTCTATTGATAACTAATGTCGGATTTTTAATTCCAGCTTTTTTTATAAAATTTTTCTTTTCTTTATTTGAATAATTTTTCATAATTAATTGATTATTTTTAATATCCGAACTATATATCAATCTTGTTTCTTTTGTATCATCTGTTAAAATATCTTTACATTGATTCCAAACAACTGTACCAACAGATACTTTAAAATCCAAATCATGAAACGATTTAGAATTTTCATATAATTGATTAATTTTTACAATATTATCCGGATATGAGAATACAATATATTTATGTAAATCAATAACAAACTGTGAATTATCAATTTTTGATTGTTTTCTAATTATTAATATAATAGTTTCTTGTTGTGTTTCAATATATTTATCACTACATTCAAATAAATCTATAATTTGGAATTTTTTGAAAATATGTTTTCTAGTTTTAGCATAATACAAACAATTCATAAAATTTTTAGGTAAGACAAAACTTAAAATACCATTATCATTCAATAATTCTAATGATTTAAGAATAAAAATGATGAAAATGTTAGGTCTCCCTTCAAAATATTTGCAATATTTTTCATCAATATCCTTCTTCTTCATAACAAAATACGGAGGATTTCCTATAATCAAATCATATTTTGTATCATCGTTCATTTTTAAAAAATCTAAATTTTTAATTGTAACATTATTTGAATTCATTTTTTCAATAGACTTGAAAATTGTTTGATTAAATTCTATTCCAGTAATATCTAAATATGGATATATTTTTTGTAATATTGTAATATATTCACCAGAACCACATGATGGTTCCAAAACATTACTAATATTTTTGAAATATTTTTTCAAAACTTCTATATTTTTATAGATACATGATGGTGGTGTAAAATATATGCCATTGTTTTTTTTGATTTCTTTAGGTATATCATTAGTTAATTGTTTGGATAATGCTGAAAATTCTGTTGTTTTTTTAGGAGTTTCATTATTTATATTTTCAATATTATTAATTTTTTCCTCTATTTTTTTATCAATAATTTCATTTAATTTATCTTCATAAATACACGGATTTTTTTTATTTACGTGTCTTTCATAATGTGATTTTTGGTTAAATTCTTTACCACACTTTGCACACCCATATTTACCCATTTTCGGTTATATAATAATATGATAAAAATAATATATTTTTATACTAATTTCAAAAATCAATTTTTATTGTATTGTTTATTTTCCGTTAAATAAAATATTTTATGTCACAAAACTATATATGTCGGTTGATCTTATTAAAAATAAGTTTGATATAAAAACCTTCAATAAAGGATTTGAAGATTATATGAAACAACAAACAGAAATAAAGCATCAACAAGAAATAGAAAGATTAAAACAATTAAATGAAACAAAATATGAAAAGAAAATAACTGAAATGACATGGAATGAAATTATGGTTGAATGGAAAACATCCATAATTGGTGTTTTAGATGATGCATTACATTTTAGATTCACACCAAGTGTATTATTTCGCGAGAATCGTTTATTTTTTATTGGAATAACATTGTTGATTCTTGCAATTATTTTTTACACAATGGTTCTTTTATTTGGTATGGATTATCGTCCTAATGAAAAAACATATAAATTTACATTAGATGTTCCAATATTAAATGAAATAAATCAACAACTGAAAAAATCAAATCAATCGGAAGGATTTTTTTCAAAATTATTCAAGAAAAAACAGCCTACGGAAACCATCCTCTCCAATCAAACTCCTGATTGGAGTTATTAAATTGCGCATAACCGGTATAATCTGAGTCGTGATTAAGAATTCCAGAACGCGCTAATGCAATATCAGCACATGATGGTAATTCGACAGAATTTAAATCAACTGTAGCATATAAACGATATTGATTTTCTTTTAATGTTTTTAAAACTTTCATCTGAACTTTTTTTGTTACATGTAACGTTCTAAATCTTTCTATATCATTGCGTCCATTAATAATAACTTCACGTATTTCGATTTTTTGTAATCTTGGATTTGGAAATCCACATATTTGATAAAATTTGATTGGTGGTAACTGAATATCATTATATAATGTTTCGCTTTTAGATGAAGTGAATAAATATTTTTTATTTGACATAATATATATTATTCAGTTATTTTTTTTATTATTAAATTTTCTAATTTAATAATATTATATTCTAAATAAATATAAAATGGCATCATTGTTGGAATATTCAGGTGTTTATATTCTCGGAGGGTTTGCTGGATGGATAATTGAGAAACTTTATTACAAGAAGAATAATTCAATTTGCGGTGATACGTGTAACAGAAAAATTTTAAATATTTGTCTTCCTTTTTTACATGTATGGGCGTTAGGTGCTTTGATATTAGCTTTTTTATCGAATAATGTTAAAAATACAAACATTATTCTATTATCAATTTCAGCTGTATTATTTCTAACGTCAATTGAATGTATTGTTGGAAAAATTTCACTTAAAGTAAATAAATACAAAACATGGGATTATTCCGACGATGTTTTAAGTGGATGTGATGGCTATATCTGTTTAACAGTATCACTGTATTGGTTTTTATGTTCTTTTATTTTTTTACATTCATATCCAATAATTAAAAATAAAATTAAAGAATTATTAATTTAATCTTCAATTATTCTTTTAATCTTCTTTTTAAGAGACTTCTCGATGGCTTCGCGAACAAATGTTTTGAATTTAGTTAAATCGCACCAACTCACACGTGTTTCGGCAACAAATTTCTTTAATATTTCATAAACTTCTTCAATGGAGAGTAAATTTTTTTCAATAAAATCTACTTTTTTATCAATAGTTTTTTGGTCATTCTTGAGATAATCTTCTGAACTTTTGACCTTGGAAACAAGTTCCACTTTATCACCAGAAACCTTTAAATATTTAAGAAGAGGCATTGATGCATCCTTATCATATAGCCATTTGTCTAAAAATTTATAATAAAAAATTTTAACAATATCTTCTTTAATGGGTGCTGTATCACATACATCGTCGTATACAGATAGAGGCATTCTATATGATTTTGGAAGTAATAATTTAAATGATGGAATTACTATATCTCTGGATAGAATTAATCCAGAACCCAGAGGAACATCCATCATTTTCGCATTCATCATCATTGGAGGAACAATTTGTCCGGGAACATTAAATGTGGGAGACATAAAAAATTTAGCATCACCTGATGAATTTAATACAGATATTGCATCAATTTCTAATGATGGTGATGATAAATCAAAAATAGGTGACGAGATTATTAGAGGATTTGGTGTTAATATCAAACCAGACATTGTATATATTATAAATTATGAAATATTTTTTATGGAATTTCATAATTTATAACTTTTGATTTTTATCTTCTAAAGATTCTAATATAAAATTAAAAAAATCATTAACACTATCACAATTCTATAGTTTATATTTCATTTTTATATTTAAAAAAATAAATAGTTATTTCTTTAATGGCGCAAGATGTTCATGTACATGAAAAATATTTTGAATATCAACAACAATACGAGAAAAAATTCGGTAAGAAGACATTGGTATTTATGGAAATTGGAAAATTTTACGAAGCATTTGCAACTAACGAAATTGGTTACGATTTGTTAGAAATTTCTA